ATCGATGCTTCTAAAGCGTACTTAATGGAGCAAATAGATGAAGAAAATGACATTGAAATAGAAAAAGTTGAACGCTATGTTAATTTGCTCAAGATGTTCTATGCATTAGGCTATTACATTCAAGAAACTGGACCAATCATAGTAGTGAAAAACGCTTCACAAGAGTATGTGAAACAAAATCCAGCTATTGCAGAAAAGAATAAAGTGAATGGTTCATTGTTAGCTTTAGAGAAATCATTCCATTTAGAAAGAAAAGCCGAAGAAAGACGCAGACAAGAACAAGCGAAAGGACCTGATTTAATATGAATATACCTAAGTATGTTACAGATTATATAGAAAAATATAAATCAGGCAATGTAATTTTTAATGATGAACGTGCAGATCTTGTTTCTTTCCTTGAAGATAACATCTTACATCGTGATGATTTATATTTTGATAATCAGAAAATAGAAGATTACATCAAATTTAGTGAGAAATGGTTTTTCAAGCTACAGGACTTTCAAAAATTCATTTCATGTTTTGTTTTCTTATACGAGAACGATACCAAGACACCTTACTTTTCAGAATTTTTCATTTCAATGGCTCGTGGTGGTGGTAAGAACGGTTATATTAGTACGTTAGCAGCGTTCTTTATGACACCCTTACACGGTATTCCTAAATATAATATGTCAGTTGTAGCTAATAGCGAGAAACAAGCATTAGTAAGTTTTAGAGAAATCTATGAAATGATAGAAAGTAACAACTTATATATTACAGGTGAACGACCTAACAACCCTTTTTATCTAAGTAAGGTTTATGTGGAAGGTACAGATACTAAATCACAATTCTTGTTCGATACATCTAATGAGAAAACGAAAGATGGCGCTCGTGAAGGTTGTATTTTCTTTGACGAAGTTCATGCTTACGAAAAAGATACAATTATTAACATCAAACGAAGTGGACTAGGTAAGGTTGCACATCCGCGTACTTTCTACATCGGTACTGACGGATATGTAAGAGAAGGTTTCTTAGATAGATTAAAAGATAGAGCTGAAAATGTATTAAAAGGAATAAATCCTGAAGATAGATTATTCCCTTTCATCTGTAAAATTGATAACAAAAAAGAAGTCGATAAACCTGAAGTATGGGAAAAAGCAAATCCAATGTTTGAGAACCCTAAAAGTGAATATGGCGCTCAATTATTTAAAGAAGTGCATCAACAATATCTAGGACTTCAATTTAATCCATCTAACCGACCAGAATTTATGACTAAACGAATGAACATGCCTGAAACCGATACACAAAGCGTTGTAGCACCTTGGGATGACATTATGGCAACTAATCGACCTATTCCACCACTTGAAAATAATGAATGTATTGGTGGACTTGACTATGCAAGTTTAAAAGACTTTGCAGCAGTTGGTTTACTATTTAGATCGGGTGATGATTATATTTGGAAAACTCATTCATTCGCTAGAAAGGAATTCCTTGATAAATACAAATTAAAGCCACCTATTCATGAATGGGAGAAAAAAGGTTTACTCACAATTGTAGATGAACCAACGATAAACCCTAAGCATATTATTGATTGGTTTATTGAAGCGCAAAAGAATTATGGATTACAAAAAGTCGTAGCTGATAACTTCCGAATGGATTTACTTAGACCTCTATTTGAAGATGCAGGTATCGAATACGAAGTGATAAAAAATACACGCGCTATTCAGTCCTTACTTGCACCAAGAGTTGAAGATATGTTTGCACAACATCATCTTATTTTTGGTGATAATCCTTTAATGCGTTGGTACACACAAAATGTTGCCGTTAAGATACGCAAAGACGGCAATAAAGAGTATGAAAAGAAAGAGCCTATAAGACGTAAAACTGACGGTTTCCAAGCTTTTATACATGCATTGTATAGAGCAGATGATTTAAAAGATTCTAATTTAGAAGAAGAAATCAATCTGTTAAGAAGCTTGAGATTTTAAAGGAAGGAGGAAGTAAGCTATGGGACTGTTCGATAAGTTATTCCGAAAGAATAAAGAAATTTCATGGATGTATGACTTAGAACTTTTACAAGATACAAGTTCTAAAGCCTACATTAAAAGAATGGCTTTAAATGTGGTCGTTGAATATGTAGCAAGAACAATCGCTCAATCTGAATTTAGAGTAAAAGAAAACGATCATGTCACTAAAGATGATATATATTATCTATTGAACGTTCGACCTAATCCTAACCAAAACGCTACACAGTTTTGGCAGAAATTCATTTATAAACTTCTCGTTGATAATGAAGCATTAATCATTAAATCAGATGATGATTATTTGTATGTGGCAGATGATTTTGAACATGAAACAGAATTAGGACTATTACCACATCGTTTTAATTCGGTTATGGTGAATGATTATAAATATAATCGCTACTTTTCAATGGATGATGTGATTTATTTAGAATATGCCAATGAAAAATTAGATAAATTCTCATTAGGACTATTTGAAGATTATGGTGAAGTATTTGGCCGTATGTTAAATATGCAACTCAAGAAAAATCAAATACGAGGTATTTTGAATGTAGATACTACAACGTTGTCTACGGAAGCCATCCAAGATTATATTGATATGATATTTAACACTTTTGAGAAAAACCAAGTTGCAGTTGTACCTTTAACCAAAGGTTTAGAGTACGAAGAACATTCAACAAATAATTCTAGTGCGAAGGGTTCAGATTTCAAAGAATTAAGGCAAGCAATAGAAGATATTCTCATCTATATTGCACGTATTATAGGTGTAGCACCCTCTCTAATTTTAGGAGAAAATGCAGACCTAGAAAAAGCGATTGAAGCAACTAATCAATTTTGTTTTAAACCGTTAACTAAGAAATTAGAGCGTGAGTTAAATTCTAAGTTATTCTTTAAAGATGAATACTTAAAAGAAAACAAACGTATTGAAATTGTCGGTATAGATAAGAAAAATCCAATCGAACTAGCAGAAGCGATTGATAAGCTACGTTCTTCTGGTACTTATACTGGTAATCAAATTCGCGTCATGCTAGGAGATGAGCCAGGAGACGATGAACACCTAGATGAATACGTATTAACTAAAAACTACGAACCAGTTTCATCAACAGAAGGAGGTGAGACTAATAATGGGTAATCCGATTGTAAGAAATGTCACGCCAGTTTTTAGAAACGAAACTAAGAATAACAAGCACATCTTAACGTTGTCAGGCACTATTGCTAACTTATCTTTTCTTGACGACACTATCAGCGCTAAAGCTGTGAAAGATTCGCTTGATAACGTTAAAGAGGATATTGTTATTCGCTTAAATTCTGGCGGTGGTGATGTGTTTGAAGGAATAGAAATTTATAATTACCTAAAGTCCTTATCAAATCACATTACAATTGAAGTCACTGCATTAGCTGCAAGTGCTGCATCATTAGTTGCAATGGCAGGAGATAAGATTATCATCCGAACAGGCGCAAATATGATGGTACATGAGGCTTCTACAATGGCTTTTGGTAATAAATCAGACATTCAGAAAACATTGAATGCTTTAACTGCAATTGATACATCTATTGTTGATATATATCAAGATAGAACAGGTCTAGATCGTGATGAGATTGTTAATCTAATCACTAATGAAACGTGGTTAACTGCAGATGAAGCAATCAATAAAGGTTTTGCAGATGAGAAATCATCTCGTAAATCTGTTGAGAAGCAGAAAGAAGGTGTAAGTAATTTGAAAGATTCTAAGTATATCGCAAGACTTAAAGAGCAACAAAAAATTATCAATGCAATGATTGATGAAGCAGAAGAAGAAACACCTTATGAGCCTTCAAGTGATGATTCAAACGAACAACGCATTGCAGATTTAGAAAACAAAATTAAAAATATTGAATCACACCTTGATAAATTAGAAAAAGACGACGAAGGTGAAAGTCAAAGTGGGGGTACTAATCCACCGCCAAAAGAAAATAAATTTTCAAGATTTGCATTTTAAGTAGCTATTAACAATTGATGTTAATGGCTATTTTTTATGCATAAATTTAAGGAGGAATATTATGGCTATTAAAGTCGGAGAAAAATTAAAGAACTATCAAGACCATAAAGCGCATTTTGCTGAATTAGTTCGCAATGGTGCAAGTGATGAAGAACAATCAAAAGCATTTGGAGAAATGTTTGATGCATTATCAAATGATTTACAAGAAGAAATTTCAGCAGAAGTGAATAATCGTGTAGTAGACAACGGTATCTTAGCAAAACGCTCACAAGATCCATTAACTTCAGAAGAACGTAAATTCTTTAATGAAATCAATACAGAAGTAGGATATAAAGAAGAAAAATTATTACCTGAAACAGTCATTGAACGTGTGTTTGATGATTTGCAATCAGAACATCCATTACTTTCAAAAATCAACATTCAAAATGCAGGTTTAGTAACACGTATCATTAAAGCAGAACCAACAGGCCAAGCTGTTTGGGGGAAAATCTTTGGTGAAATCAAAGGCCAATTAGATGCTGCATTTGATGAAGAAGAATTCAAACAATCTAAATTAACTTGTTTCGTAGTTATCCCTGATGATTTAAAAATGTTTGGACCTAACTGGGTAGAACGTTTTGTTCGTACTCAAATTGAAGAAGCTATTTCAGTTGCTTTAGAAGCTGCTTTCTTAACTGGTGAAGGTGCATCTAAAGACCAACCAGTAGGTTTAATGAAAGATATTCAAGAAAACGGCGGTGTAGTTGATAAAACTCCTTCTGGTACTTTAACTTTTGCTGATGCAGATACAACTGTGAATGAATTAAAGGATGTATTAAAAGGCTTATCTGTTAAAGAAAACGGTAAAGAGGTAAACATTGACGGTAAAGTTGTATTAGTAGTTAATCCACAAGACTCATGGGATGTACAAGCACGTTACACTTATTTAACTGCTAACGGTGGTTTTGTAACTGTATTACCTTATAACGTACAAATCGTATCATCTGAATTTGTTCCAACAAATAAATTAGTTGCTTTTGTAACTGATCGTTATGACGCAGTACGTGGTGGTGGTTTAACAGTTAAGAAATTTAACGAAACGTTAGCTTTAGAAGATTGTATCTTATACACTGCTAAAACGTTTGCTTATGGCCAACCAACCGATAACAATGCATCACGCGTATATGACTTAGAATTATCTACTGCAGTTCGTACTTCAACTCCTGCAGGTGGAACAACAGATAGTACTGCACAAGCCTAAGAAAGTAGTTGATACTAATGCCAAGCGTTAAGATATCAGATGAAATTTTAGATGAATTTAAAGAATACACTAAGATTTCTCATGATACGGAAGATGAACACTTATTACGTGTTTTAAATATGTCTTACGAGAACTTAGAAACACGTTTTGGCGTATTTGATATTAATAGTAATTTAAACGGTAAAAACTTAGTTTTTGCACGCGCTCGATATGATTACGAAGATTTATTAGAATTCTTTAACGACAATTATCAAGATGATTTGTTACACTTTGGCTTTTTGACATTAAGAGAGCGTGATGTAAATGAAAAGTAAATTTAAAAAACCATTTATTACAACAAAAAAGTTAAATACGCGTGTTCATTTTTATGAATATCAAGAGAATGAAGGACCAGAAGCAGGTATAAAACGTAAAAGAGTTTTATATCATTGTTGGGCATACGTCCCACAGTGGAAGATGACTGAATTACAACAAGCAATTTCAAATGGTACAGAACATGATGTGAAGATATTTATACGTGAAACACACGGGCAATATATACCAAACGAAAAGCATTACGTTGCAATAGATTCGCCATATATTCATCAAGATTTGAATATTAAATTAGTACAACCTGATGTAGAGAACGAACAATTTTTAATGTTAACTGCAGGGGTGGTATCTAATGGCGAGTAATAATTTCAGTGGTATTCGTGCAGATGGATTAAAACAACTTCAAAAAGATTTGGAGAATAAATTTAGTCGTCAAAGAATGAACAAAATCATAGATAAGGCGTTGATTAAGGCAGGAAATATTGTTTTAGACGCTATCAAAAGTAATATTCGTTACTTTAGAGATACTGGTGCAGAGTATGAAGAGGCTAAGCTATCAGCGCCTTATTGGGATAAAGGTATTCGTTCTGTTCGAGTATATTGGGAAGGACCACATCACAGATATTCTATTGTTCATTTAAACGAGAAAGGCTTTCATGCTAGAAATGGTAAGTTTATTCGACCTAAAGGTTTTGGGGCGATAGATAAAGCATTGCGTACAGCTGAGAAAGAGTTTTATAAAACGGTACAGGAAGAAGTGGAGAAATTACTATGATTGATATATTAAATAAAATATACAGCGTCCTAAAAGATGACGAAAAACTAATGAAAATACTAGATATCAAGAATGTAAAGTTCAATGACTATCCTGACGTTAAAGATATCACAAAGCCTTATGTCGTATTAGATGACTTTGATGATCCTATTCCCGAAGTGCATTATGACGGAGAACGTGCAGCGTATAGTTATATTGTTCAAATAGATGTATTTGTGAAAGCTAATGTAGATTACAATGCACGATTAAGGAGAAACAAAATATCACAACGTATTAGTGATTTGCTCTGGAAAGAATTGAAAGCAGGGCAAGTAAGTAATTTAGGAAATGAATATAACAAAGAATTTGCTTTGTATCGTTCAACAAGACGATATGAAGCAATTTTTTATGAGGAGGAAAATTAAATGGTTAAATATGCTAAAACACCAAAATCATTTATCAATATTAAAGATTTAGGTTTCGCTTTATTAGAAACAGATGAATTGGACGGTACTATCAAATATTCAAATGTAACACAAACTCGTGGTTTACAAGAAATTTCAGTAGAAACTGGTGGAGAAATTGCTAATGCTTACGCTGACGGTTCAATCATTGAATCAGGTACTACTGATGGTGAAGGTAAAATTTCTATGACAATGCACGCTTTTCCTCAAGAAATTCGTGAATTAATTTTCAATGAAATTTACGATGAAAATGGAGTGTACGCAGAAAAACGTGGTAAACAAAACAACTACGTAGCAGTATGGTTTAAACGTGAACGACGTGACGGTTCTTACCAACAAGTTGGTTTAACTAAAGTTATGTTTGCTGATCCAAACTTAGAAGGTAAAACTGCCGAAGAAGATTGGGAATTCAGTTCAGAAGAATCAGAAGGTACTGCAATGCACCGTGTGGCTGACGGTAAACGTAAAATTTTATTCGATAGTTCTCGTGAAGGTGCAAATGTTGATTCATTCTTCGAAGAATTATTAAACGGTGCTTATGACAGTAAAACAGAAGTAGATACTGCTTCTGCATAAGGAGTGTTAATTCATGGTTCAATATAAAGTTTTGAAAGATGCTAACGACCTTAAAACTGGTAAAGAATACCGTAAAGATGAGGTTGTGGAAGAAAAAGTAAAAGTAGTCGACGACTTTGAAAAACGTTTAAAGAAAAAAGGTTATGAATTACCATTCTTCGAACGTGTTGAAGATAAATAAATTAATCTTTAGGACTGCATTTAGCAGTCCTTTTATTTCGAAATAAAAAGGAGATATTAAGACATGTCAAACAAATTAAAACGTAACTACATTCGTTTAGTAGAAAACCCAGAAGCAGAAGAAATTAAATTAGAAACATACTTAACACCACATTTTATTCCGTTAGATGTTTTATATGAATCAGTGGATATCATGGCTGAATTAGAGAAAGCAGAAAATGGAGAAGTTGAATTATCATTAAAAGAACAATTAGATAAATTAATTGATGTAGTAGTTAAAATTTATGGTAAGCAATTCACTGCAAAAGATATTAGAAACCGTCTACATGCGCCTGATGCACTTGAAACATTACAAAAACAAGTACAATTCATTGCTAATGGCCAACAAGACGAGGAAACAAAAAAGTTTATTCAGAGCATCAGCTAAACAAATTGAAAAAAGAAGATTTAACTTACAATGGCATGTTGAAGAATTTGGATAAAGTCGTAAAAGATATGGTGGAAAACGGTACACCAGCAAACCAAGTTCTTGAAATGCCATTTTATTATATACTTCAAATTTTAGATGAACGTCATCTAAACACTGTTGATACTGATGAAAAAGCCGATGCGCTATTCTCTGCATTGTAGCCTTAGTCATTGGTACTAAGGCTATTTTTTTATATCTAAATAAGGAAGGAGGGACAGTAAGTGGCTGAATCAAGATTTAAGGGTTTATCAATCTTAATGAATATGCGTGACGTTGGTATTGAACGTACAATGAAACAAATACGAGCGCAATTCAAAACATTAGATTCAGAAATGCGTAGATCTAATGCTAATTTCAAGCACTCAGAGAAAAACATGCAGTCTTATGCAACAAGAACGAAAGAATTAACTAAAGCGATTGATGTAACTGAAAATTCTATGAAAGATATTTCTAATCAGTTAAAGAAAATGACTTTAGAAGAACAACGTTCTAGTGTAGAGGCCGAAAAGTTACGTCAAGAATATAGTAAGCAACATAGAGCATTACAAATGTATCAACGACAATTGAATTCAACTGAACAAGAGATGAAACAATTCGGTACAACGACTAAACAAACAATTTTCTCAATGAAAAAGATTAATGATGTTCTAGGTACAATGAAACGTCAACTTAACATTGCAAATATGGCATTTCAAAGTACAGAAAAATCTACAAGTAGTTATAAGAATTACTTAAATCAACTCAACACCGTTATTCAAAAACATCAAAATACAATTAGAGTATTAGAAGGTCGTTATCAAAAGGTTGCTAGAGAACAAGGTGTTATGAGTAAAGAAGCGTTAGAATTGAAAGAGAAAATCTTACAAGAAAAAGCAACTTTAGGACAACTAGACAATCAATATAAGAAAACGACTATGGAAGCTAAACGATTTGCTTTTGAACAAAAAACTTTAACTGCTTCAATGTCTGAAATTCGACAAAAAATGTCGCAGGTATCACAATCTTTAACAATTAGTGCTAATAAATTCAAAATGAGTGGTCAAACTGCTCAAGCATATAAAGCGCGTATTTCTGAATTGAACAATGGAATGAAACAACAGCAACTTATTGTTCAAAATTTATCAAGACAGTATGACTTTGCTAAAAAGCAATATGGTGCAACTAGCCAAGAAGCACAACAGCTTAATGTAAAATTATCCGAAGAACGTTTGAAATTAAAAGAGTTAAACACTCAATTAAATCAAACAACACAAGCACATAATCGTTTAGAAATGGAACAAAAGCAAGGCATTTCTTCTATGGCTCAAATTAGAGAAAAGATGTCGCAGTTTAATGATACTCTATCACTATCAAGAAGCAATCTTGCTCGTGCAGGGGAAAGTGTAAAAGCCTATGGTAATCATTTAAACACACTTAAAACTAACATGTCAGAGCAACGTGTAGTGTTAAGAGAATTAATTGCACAATACAATCATGTAGCTACTGCACAAGGACGCGATAGTCAAGAAGCTAGAGAATTATCTAGTGCTATCACTCAACAAAAAATTAAGATGAATGAACTTGAGAGCGAACTAGATCAAACTACGCAAAGTTATAAACGATTAGAAACAGAACAACGCAACGCAGAACGTTTATCTTCAACTGGCTTTGGCAGAAGTATTCAAAGTGTCAATAAATATAAAGATTCAATTAGAAATGTTGGCTCTACTATGAGAAGTGTTGGATCTACTTCAATGCTTTATATGACTATGCCAGCAGTTGCAGGTATGGGAACAGCTATTAAATCTTCTATTGATTGGGAACAAGCTTTAGCAGGTGTTGCTAAAACAACTAATATGAGTGGTAGCGAATTAAATAAAATGGGCAATGAGATTACTAAAATGAGTAATACAATGCCATTCGCTGCAACAGAAATAGCAGGAGTAGCAGAAGCTGCAGGACAATTAGGTATCAAAAAACAAGATATCACATCATTCACTAAAACAATGATGAATTTAGGTGTAGCTACAAACCTTACTGCTGATGAAGCTGCAACAGAATTTGCAAGATTTGCTAATGCTGCAAATATGCCAATCAAAGATGTAGATAGATTAGGTTCAACAGTTGTTGCTTTAGGTAATAGTACAGCCACAACCGAAAAAGAAATTGTTGAAATGGCACAACGTTTAGCTGGTGCGGGCGCACAAGCAGGTTTTAGTTCTGATGAAATTATGTCAGTCAGTGCAGCGATGTCATCAGTAGGAATTGAGGCAGAAGCCGGTGAACAATACCGCCGGACTACAAAGAAATTTGTAGCTTAAAAATGGGCAAAATCGGTAAAAACTAAAGGTAATTTGGTAATGTGTCTTTTTATTATACCTATTATCCAAGTCAATACCGAGGTAAGTTAGAAATTAAAGATTTTTAACAACCGTAACGCATAGAGTGTGAAACTAATAATAGAATATAATCACTCCACGAGTGTCCATCTCCTAACATTTAGTTGAGGATGAAAATGTATGCTGAACTTATAGGAAACTATAAGAACTAAAGGATAAAAAGCCTTTAGGATAACAAATGGGTACTGCCATGACACAAATTTGGAATAAGATGACAAAAGCTGTTGCCGAAGGTGGCGACACTTTAGATAGCTTCGCTAAAACTGCAGGCGTTAGTGGTAAAGAATTTGCACAAATCTGGGAGAATAACCCTAGTAAAGCATTATCAATGTTTGTTAAAGGTTTAGGCGAAACTGAAGGTGGAGCAAAAGGCGTATTAAAAGCCTTAGATGATGTCGGTATCAAAGGAATAAGAGAAGCCGACACAATTAGACGTATGGCTAACAATCATCAAGTTCTAGATAAAGCACTTAAAACAGGCTCAGAAGGTTGGAAAGAAAATAGTGCTTTGACTGATGAAGCTAACATCCGCTATGAAACAATGGGTAGTAAGTTGAAAATGTTAAAAAATACTTTCATCAACTTTGCTAGAACAATTGGAGATGCAGTTGCACCTATCGTTTCATTCTTAGCAGATAAGTTGACTGGACTATTCGAACACTTACAAGGGACAAGTAATGCTACTAAGATAGCAATCGCAGCATTCACTTTATTAGGTGTTGCTATACCTCCGCTCATTGTTGCAACTGGTGTATTAGCACATAGCATCGTAGGTATTTCAGAAGCTATGAAATTGTTAAACGATACTAAAGGTGGGGCTAAGTTCTTTAGCCTATTTAATGGTGGAATTAAAGGAGTTTTACCTAAGATAGGCCAACTACTTACTAAGATACCTTTAATTGGTGGCTTAATGACTGCATTAACAGGTCCAGTTGGTATCGCAGTTGCAGCTATTGCAGGAATAGGAACAGCTTTTGTAGTTGCTTATAAAAAATCAGAAACATTTAGAAATATTGTTAATTCTGTAATAGAACCAGTCATTAACGGTTTCAAAAAAATGTGGAATGTAGTGAAATCTATATTCGGTGCAATGAAACAATTATTATCTGGAAACTTCTTGCCAACACTTGATTTACTTTCAAAGATAATGCCAAAAGAAACAGCAACTAAATTGACGATGAGATTGTTACAAATTCGCCAATTATTTGTAGATGCTTTTAATTCTATATTTGATTTTGTCAAAGAGATCGGGAAAAAGTTAACAGATTTTTGGACTGAAAATGGTGATACCGTTATACAAGCGTTAAAAAATATCGGTAATTTCTTCGTTGACTTTTTTGTATATCTTAAAGAACTGATCGGACCAAATTTGAGAGATTTAGGTAACTTAGTTCAATCGATATTTATGAATGTTCTTGTTCCAGTTATTAAGGGCGCTATGAATATCATTTTAGGCATAATGAAATTTGTATGGCCTTTTATTAAAGTTCTTATAGTAGATACTTGGAATAATATTAAAAATATTATTAGAGCTGCATTAGATGTAATAATAGGCATTGTTAAAATCTTCTCAGGTATTTTCACAGGTCAGTGGAAATTAGTTTGGGAAGGTGTTAAACAAGTCTTTAAAGGCGCTTTAGTTCTAATATGGAACTTAATTCAATTATGGTTTATCGGAAAAATATTGAAAGTTGTAAAAATATTTGGTGGTTTCTTTAAATCAGTTATTAGCAAATCATTTAATGGTGTAAAAACAATCATTGGCACTGTTTTAAGATTTATATGGAATATTATTAGTACAATATTTAGAAAAATTTTGTCAATAACTCAAACAATATTTGGTGCAGTTCGCAGATTTATAAGCGTTGTTTTCCATGCAATAAAAAATGTTGTAGTAAATTCAGTGAAAGCTATTTTTAACGGAGTGAAAAGATGGTTTACTGCAGTTAAGAATATTACACATACAATCTTCAGCGCTTTAAAACAATTTATATATAAGATTTGGACTTCTATAAAAAATAAAGTTGTTTCTTTAGCTAAAGCTTTAAGCAACGGCGTTAAAAATATATTCAATAGTTTATCTAAAGTAACGCGTAGCATTTTCAATAAACTGAAAAGCTTTATGTCAAATGTATGGCACAACATAAAAAATACTGTTATTAAATTAGCAAAAGGTCTGTGGAACGGTATTAAGGCTACATGGAACATTTTGTATAAAGTAACACGCAGTATCTTTAATAAGCTGAAAAAATTCTTATCTAATGTGTGGCGTAGTATTAAGAATACCACAGTCAAACTTGCTAAAGGACTATGGTCAGGTGTGAAAGCTATATGGAACGCTTTATCACGATTTACACACCGTATATTCAATAAACTCAAGAACTTCATGAGTAGTGTGTGGCGTAATATTAAAAACACAACAGTAAGGTTAGCTAAAGCGTTATGGTCTGGTGTCAAAAATACATTTAATAGCTTATACAACGGTACTAAAAGAATTTTTAATAAACTTAAAAACTTTATGAGTAATATTTGGCGTAACATCAAGAATACAACAGTGCGATTAGCGAAATCTTTATGGAGTGGCGTTAAAGGTACTTGGAATAGTTTATCAAATGGAACACGTAATATTTTTAACAAAGTTAAAAGTTTTATGTCTAACACTTGGCGTAGTATCAAGAATACAACGATTAATATGGCTAAAGGTTTATGGAATAGTGTTCGAAGAACATTCAATAATATGAATGGTGGACTTAAAAACATTATTGGAAAAATCAAAGGTCATATTACTGGAATGGTTAAAGCTGTAAAAAGCGGATTGAATAAACTTATCGATGGCGTTAACTGGGTAGCTGGAAAATTAGATATGCCTAAGTTGCCTAAAATAAAACTCTCTACTGGTACTGAAAGCACTCATACTCAAAGTTATATTACGAAAGGTAAACTTAATCGTAATACTTTAGCGACCGTTGGAGATAAAGGTCCAGGCAATGGTCCAGGTGGTTTTAGACATGAAACAGTTATTCCACCTAGCGGTAAAGCTTTCATCACACCAGCTACAGATACAACAATTCCACTTGCCAAAGGAACTCGTATTTTAAATGGCGAGCAAACTCATGCTATGTTGAGTAATAATATGGTTCCTAAATTCAGTATAGGTACTAAGTTAAAAGACTTTGCAATGAATACCTTTGATAGCGGTAAAAAAGCTATTAAAGGCGGTATAGATAAAGTAAAAGATGCTGGTGGTACTGTAAAAAATACAGTAAAAAATACTGCTGCAAAAGGAATAGCTAAAGGTATAGAAGTTACTGAAAAAGCAAAAGATGTTGGAAGTGCTGTAATTAAAGGTATAGGAGATGTGTTTGATTATATCGGTCATCCAGGTAAGTTAGTCAACAAAATTTTCGAAAAAGTAGGATTTAATTTCGATTTTCTTAAAGGTGCTGAATTGCCTTACATGTTAATGCAAGGCGCTTATAAAAAGCTTAAAAATGGTGTTAAATCTTTATTCGACGGTTGGCTAAACGATGCAGGCGGTGGAGATGGCTCGTCATTTACTGGCTATCATATTAATACAGGATATTATCCTAATGGTGGTGCGCCTGGCTACGGATTTGCTGGAGGACATCACTACGGTATTGACTTTGGTACTCCATATGGCACTACAATTAATTCTACAAATGATGGTAATTTAAAAGAAATTCACAACTTTGGCGGTGGACTTGTAGCGCGTCTTTTAACAGGTCAGTTTACTTTATTTTTCATGCATTTATCTAAAATTTTAAAACATGGAAAAGTAAAAGCAGGAGAACCTATCGCTAAAACTGGTAACAGTGGTAACTGGACAACTGGACCTCACTTACATTTCCAAGTCGAAAAAGGTCGCCACGATACAATTACAAACGCGAATACAGTTAATCCACTTAAATGGCTTAAAGGACACGCGAAAAGCGGCGGAAGCGCACCTAAAGCAGGTATTAAATGGGCGCCACAAATTAAGCAAGCATTAAGAATGAATGGTTTGCCGACAACTCCTGCATATGTGAATGCATGGGCGAGACAAATTGATAGTGAAAGTTCTGGTAACCCTAGAGCTGTACAAGGTGGATATGTTGATGCCAATACAGGAGGAAATGAAGCTAAAGGTTTAGTTCAAGTTGCTAGAAATACATTTAATTCAATGAAGTTCCCAGGCCATGGTAACGTATTTAATCCGTTAGATAACTTGCTAGCTGGTATTCATTGGGCTAAATACAAATACGGTAAAAATATGTTAAGTGTTATCGGTCATGGTCATGGTTACGCCACAGGTGGCTTAATCAAAAATGCAGGTTGGTACAACATCGCAGAAGGTGGTTATCCTGAATGGATAATTCCAACTGATCCATCTAGACGTAGTGACGCTATGAAAATGCTAGCACTTGCAGCACAAGATATAGATAAGAAAAGTAGTACAAGAGGAAATAAACGACCTAATTCATTGCCTAAACCAAGCGGAAGCAATGACAATGATGTGTTGTTGCAAATGCTACAAGCACAACAACAACAAATCGCTTTATTAACTCAAATTGTAACAAGTAATCAAACAATTGCAGATAAAAACTTTGAACCAACGATTGATAAATATACACACGAACAACAAGTTTTTAATTCTATTGATAAATATAATAGACAAAAACAAAGAAAATCGAGATTTAAACCGGGGGAGGTAACATAATTGATTGATACTATAAAAGTAAATAACAAGACACTTCCGTGGTTAGTAGTTGAAAGAGGGTTTAAAATACCCTCTTTTAATTTTGGTATTGAAACTGAAGAAGTATTAGGTAGAAGTGGAAGTGTAGTTAAACAAAGACAACTTAAAGAATATAAATTCGAACTTCCATTAATCATCAGAAATGATTATCTTTCATCAGGTGGCGAAAAAACGCATGATGAAGTGTTAAATGAGTTAGTTAAGCTGTTTGATTATGACCATGCTGTACCTTTACAGTTTAAATCACAAGATTGGTACTGGAATGCTTACTTTGAAGGACCGATTGAGTTAGATAAATACAGTAAAACGTTTTGGCAATTCAGTATTAATGTAGTTTTAGCTGATCCATACAAATATGCAGTAGAAGGTACTAAAAATACAGCTATTTCAGACCAAGTATCAGTAGTAAGTACAGGAACAGCAGATAGCCCTATCATTGTGCAAGCAACTGCATTAAAGAATGCAAGTTACTTTTCTATCACTAAGAACAACGAAGATTATTTTATGATTGGTGATGATGATTTAGATAAGAAAGTCGAAGATTATACACCGACTTTATTTAATGATGAGATGCGTTCTTTCTTTGGATGGACTAAAGTCACTAACGGTACTATCAACGATAACGTAACTGGTGGCACAGTTGGTGGTTCTATGGCTATGAGTTCTTCAAAAGACGCTTTTATGCTTGATGAAAGTAGCATTACAGGTACGAGTGGATGGAATGGTGCAGAATATAAGCACTCATTCGGTAAAAGCACTCAAGATTTTAGTTCGACAGTTAAAATACACGTTAATCAAGGTAAAAAAGGTGCTACACATGCAACTCAATATATATATGACACAGATAACCGTGTGATTGCTTCTATTGGTTATAGCAACCCTAGAGCAACGCAAAACATTGGAACAATCTATGTAACATTATTCGACCAAAATGGTAATCAAAAGAAGATATACAGTTATACAAACGCACCTAAGTTTTACACATGGAAACATATAGTAATTTATATGCGGTTAAAACGTATTGGAGATAAGTTTTATATAAAAACATGGAAATATGATGAAGTAGAATATCCTAAACGAATTACTCCAGTAGATGTGACAGAAAAAGTGTTTGTGGATGCAGGAAATTTCTATCAACGACCTATATCAGCAGTAAGTATCTACATTGCTAAAAATGGTAGTAATTATCATATGCCCACAACAATTTTAGGTAGTTATAATCATGAAATATTACCTAAACCACCTAAAGCAAGAGATTTAATCATTAAAAAAGGTGATTTAATCAACATCAATATGGCAGAAAAGACGGTAACAATTAATGAAGATCCTGCACTTGATTTAAAAACATTTGGCAGTGACTTCTTCAATATCAATAAAGGCATGAATGAATGTATGATTTATCCAGAAAACACATATGACACGACAGTATACTGGCAAGATAGATTCTTATAGATTGGAGGTTAGATAGTGAAGAATGTAGGAATACATGTACTTGATTTTAACGACAATATTATTGATTTTATTAGCCAAAGTGATGGCGCATTAATCAATGTTGAAATGAGTATGAATGTAGAAGAAAAAACAGAAACCTTTGATTTTACGATTGAAAACACTCGAGCAGAAAAATTAAGAGAACGTAATCGCATTATCGCTCAAGATAACAACGGTACGTTCAGAGAGTTTGTTATTATCCACATTACAGATAACTTCGACGGGACAACTGAAATCGAATGTAACGCTAGTTACCTAGAAGATTTGAAAACTGCAAAGCCAATTAAACCTGGTAAATTTGAAGCACATACAACGACACAAGCGCTACTCAAAACACTTGCTGATACAGGTTGGGAAGTATCTGATGATACAGAATATGGTGGCAATAGAACAACATCATGGACTTCTCATACTAATCCGTTTGATTTAATTTACATGCTTTGTACTACTTATAACATGGTGCCTGAGTTTTATATTGAATTAGGCGCACATACTGTCGAACATCGTTATGTATCAATCACTAAACCTAAAAACTTATTTAAAGGTAAGGAAATTACTAAAGGTAAAGATCTAACAGGTATGACAAGAACTATTGATCTATCTGAAGTGAAAACTGCTTTACTTGCAGTTGGTCCTGAAAAAGAAGATGGCTCAAGAATTGAAACTGTTGTAGTAGATGATGAAGCACAAGAGATTTTCGGACTACCTAACCGTTATATTTGGGATGTATATGAGCCTGAAAGTAACGATGAGAATATGACACTTAAACGTTTGACCACACTTGCTAAAACAGAACTTAACAAGCGTAATCAAGCAGCGATCAGCTACGAAGTATCTTCAATCGATATCCATAAATATTATAACGATGTAACAGTACATCTAAGAGATATTGTCAGAGTTAAAGATAGAGATTTCAAACCGCCTTTATATATAGAGGCGGAAGTTATAGGTATTAAATACAACTGGTTAGCAGATGAGAGTGAATTTACATTTGGTAATGTTATTGAATATGAAGAAACAAAACTAAGAGAGTTCTTTACTAGAAAACTTGATGAAATCACTAAAAAACTTAATGACAGTATATCTAATGTGAACACTATTGTGAGTGATGTTGTAGCTGGGGAATTAGAATATTACGAACGTAAAATATTTAAAGGTGCAGAACCACCAGAAAACCCACAAAACGATACATTATGGTATGACACATCTAATCCTGACGTTGCAGTACTACGTCGTTACTGGAACGGGGAATGGATCACTCAAACAGCTGATGATGTAGAAAAAATAGGCGGGTTAAGACGTGAGCAAGTGATGTATCGAGATTTAAATAACAGTTTCATCAATTTAACTATCCAACATGGTAAGTTGCAAAATGATGTGTACGATGTGTTAAATAATGAATATCTTGTCGATGATGATTTAAAAGCAAACTTAAACCAAGCATTATCAGATGTAGACAACGTGTATCAAAACATCAAGACAAATTTAGATAGCATGGATGAAGATACAGCAACGATAGGTAAGCTAGTTGACACGCAAACTTTATTTACAGTGTATCGAGAAAAGCTACAAACATTATATAAATACGTTACTGACGCTAAAATTTCTATTGATAAACGCTTGAAGTTACTTCAATCACAATATACTGATGAAAAGTTTAATGATGCTATGGATAAAATAGCACAAACGTTACCTAGTGGTCGTTGGGATAGTGAAAATCAACAGTTATATGCTGATATACCTAATCGTAATGAAGTAGAAAATCTTAAAACTACATTACAAGATTACACAGACGATCAAATAAGCAATTTAAACAGTGTTTTAGGTAAGGAAATAGACAGTAAGATAAATACTACTAAAAGTGAGATAAGCGCAAGTATTAGTAGCGTAGAACGTAAGATAGATGGCATTGAAGTTGGTGGTCGAAACTTAATCAGAAATAGTGAAAAAATTACCGATTACATTATACTTGCTAGTGTTGAAAAAGCTGGCACTTATTCATTAGGTTTCGAGCCACATTTTACAGAAAATATTCCGAGTGAATTTGGCTTATATTACGGTGGAAATATAGATACTTTAGCGAATGATAAACAAAGAATTACACATACATTCGAAGTAAGCGAAGATAGAATAGGTAAGGAGATAAAGCTATTCTTCGGTGGTAATGCCATTACGCATAAAAACTTCGTAAGTAATGGTTATGTAGGTAAAGTTAAATTGGAATATGGCAATGTTGCTACTGATTGGACACCAGCACCAGAAGATATAAAAGATGAAATTTTAAGTTCTAAAAAAGAAGCAGAAGAAGCAGCAAATCAAAATGTAATTAATAAATTAAAGCCAATAACAACACGCGTAACAACTAATGAAACTAACATTTCTGAATTAGATAAACAAATTAGTTTAATGGCTAAAAGTGATGATGTGGCGCAAAAATTAAGAGATGTAGACGGGCGACTTACACCTTTAGAAACAACAGTCGAAAGTAATAAAGCAACGCTTGATATTTTACCTACACAAATTGAAAGTAAGGTATCAAAACAAGACTATACAACCGATCAAAACAATATAGTTCAAAGATTAGATAATGCAGATAGTGCGCGTGTACAATTAGCTAATCAAATATCAGATAAAGTAACGACCACACAACTATCAACAAGTATGCAGTCTGCTAAAGATTATATAGATAAAAATCAAACATCAAATGAATTACGAATGAACAAAATGGAAACATCTATAAATCAAAATGGACAAGCTATTCAATTAAAAGCTAGTCAACAAGAATTCAACGCTAGTCGTAAAACATTATCTCAAGTGATTTCAGAAATATCAGCCACAACTAAGGGGATAAATTTAAGTTACGATGAAAATGGTAATATTCAATCTTACACAATGGGTAGGAACGGCATTCAACTTAGAGGCGATAAGGTAGATATTACAGTCAATAAAGACTTCAACGTTATGGCAAGTAGAGTGGATGATAAGGTTGGCAAAGGTGAGATTATCAACCGTTTAAATTTAAGTCCAGAAGGCTTAGATATCAACGTTAATAACATTGGTCTTCGTGGTGGAGATAGTGTTGACTATATAGATATTAGAAATAATTCTATCCTGTCGTATGGTTCTTTCACACGTACTTGGGCAAACGAAACTGACACAGCTAATTTACGTTTAGGTATTCAAGGCGGTACTGTAAAAGTACAAAATAGGACTACTGGTTATAACTTATACTTAACCGAAAAAGGTTTATCTACCATGCTTGCTGGTGCAGGAGATGAAACAGCAGGTACATTAGAATTTCATTCCACAAAATATAACGATACCTCTCGTGGTGTACGACTTCACTCAACCTATGGTGCAGTAGCATTAGAAAGTGATTACAGTCGTATTATTTTAAATGCGAACTTAACTGTAAATATTGAAAGTAACTACGGTATTTATTTCAGACCTTATCGTGATAACCGAACTGGAAACAATGAATTTGCTATGTATGTAAAACAAAATGATAGTGGCGCATACACAGACGGTGTTCTTAAATACGGTAATGTTTCAAGCGATACGTCACAATATGGTTCAGGAATAAGATTTAGTAAAAGTTCGGTTAGTAGTACAATCTATGCAACAAACAAAGACGGTGATATCGGGACTGGCCACTTCTTTGGAGATAAATTATATGGAGATTTAACATCAAAAGGTAGCAACGCTTATGTACTAGTAGACGATGCATTACGTATAACCGATAAAAAAGGTTACAACAATGGTGATGTGAGATACAAAGACTTGCAATGTTTAGATGTACAAGCGAACTCTATAAGAGTTAATACTGCTAAAGATTTCTATATAGGTGTGTCTACTGGAGAATTACGAGTGACAAATAACTTACGGTATAACGGTGGAGATACAGGATATAAAGACATCCGCTTTGCTAACTGGCATGCTATGTCATCTGAAAAATTCAAATATGACATTAAAGAGTGGAATTACAGTGTGTTAGATGCATTTAAAAATGACTTAAAATTGTATTCATACAAGTTAAATTCAGAAAAAGAAACAAACTATGCACGTAATCATCACGGAATTATTATTGAACGAGAAATACCTATTGAATGGCGACATGGAGATGGCTTTGATGGAAACGAAGTCATGTTCTGGAATACTAAAGCTATCCAAGAACTAATTGAAAAAGTAGATAAATTGGAGGAACAATTAAATGAACAATCAATTACAAGCTAATCCAAGTTATGTTATCGAGGAGTTAGTTACTCAAAACGCTAAACTTTCACAAGAAAATGCAATGTTAAGAGCAGTAATTAGAGAGCAAGAAGAACAACAAAATAATGAACAAACAAGTGCTGAAGGAGAGTAACCTTTAGCACTCTTTTTATACCAAATTTTAGGAGGAATTTATCATGGCAAATGAAATCGTAAAAAACACAGAAAGTTACATCTTAGTACAAGTGAATGAAAAAGGAGAAGAAGCAGCTTTATCTAATGACTTTAGAGGACAGTTCTACCCTACTACTAATGTAAATACCGCGACTAAATTTGATGATTTAAATAAAATTAAAGCACTTGCTAGTCGTTTAAACAGCTTAAACGAACTAAATTATGAATTTGGTATTATTCCAGAAAAAGTAACTGTTAAACCAGTAAAGGTAACAACTTTATTAGAGTACGTGGGAGAAACTGAAACTAACGCAGAATAGAGGTGCAAGAATGGAGGACAGTCAAGGACGCGATTATGAAACAAGAATAAAACGGTTAGAAGATAATGATGAAAAGATATTCGCATCTTTGGAACAAATTAAAGACGGGCAACATAACCAAGAACTGATCAATCAAAAAATGAATTTTACCTTAGATAGTATTAATCGAGAGCGTGAAATTGATAAAGAAAGTAAAAGAGAAAACCGCAAAAATATCAAAGAGATGAAACGTTTAATGTTAGGCATGGTCTTTTCAGTAGCAGGTTCTATTATCTTTGCCATTGTTCGAATGGTATTCGGAATATAAGGAGGTGATTAATATGTTTAAACTATTTGCAAAATCTAGTTTCTGGACTTGTTATTGGTTTGGTCAATGTAAATAAATAAATTAAGTCGGCACTTATGTGTCGGCTTTTTATTTTGAATAATAAGGAGTGGAAGAAATGGAAAGTATTATTGCATTTGCAACAGTAATTTCAGTTATCACAATCGCATTAACACAATTAGTTAAGCAAGCTGGCGTACCTAAAAACATTGTACCTTTAATTGCCATTGGTATTGGTATCGTTTTAGGAGGTATTACAGCCTTTATTCCTGAAATAGTTACCGAATTGTCAATTGGTGGTCGATTGCTTGCTGGTTTAATAAGCGGACTAATGGCTACTGGTATTTGGGAAACAGTTCGACCACGTACAGGTTCAACTAAAGATAAAAATAATAAAATTGGTGGAGGTCGTGCATAATGGCAGAAAAATGGAATGGCGTTCCCGTTAAATATGATTTTTTACCTATCGGAACACGTAGAAGTGGGCAACCTTTAACAAGTAAGAAACCTTTATTTGCAGTAGCACATGACACTGGAAACCCTCACACAACAGCACAAACAAACGTGAATTATTATAGAAATACTTATATGGAAAGTTGGGCTACCGTTGCGAGCGCTCATATCTTCGTTGACGATAAAGAATGTATCGTATGTATTCCAGTAACAGAGAAAGCGTGGCATGTAATATATAACACACCTACTGATAATCAGTGGTATGGTGCTGACGCTAACGATGTAGCGTTTGGTGTAGAAGGTAGCTATTTTCCGGGCAACATTCAACGTTCACGTAAGTCGTTAGATAATATGGCACGTGTATTAGCGTATTTATGTAACTATTGGGGAATTGATTATAAAACCGAAGTGCCGGGACACCAAGATATTCAAGCTGATAAGATTGATCCCGGAAACTTATTAGAGGCTTGTGGATATTCGAGAAACGTTAAGAATTTAGATAAGCAAATCGCTAAATATATTAATGGCGTTAAACCAGCACCGAGCAAGAAACTATCAACAAAAACAACTAAAAAGCCGACACCTTCGCCACAAAGTGTGGTTAAGTATAAACAAGCAATCGAATACATGCACAGCTTGAAAGGACAATATATCGACTTTGATAAAGAGTGGGCTTATCAATGTGTAGATGTCGTTGTAGACTTCATCTATCATGTAACAGGCGGCGTACGTTTCATTGGTAACGCTAAAGAGTTACACACTAAAAACGCCATGCCGAAAGGTTGGAAAGTGGTTAAAAATACAAGAGATTACGTGCCGCCTATTTGTGCAATTCCAATTTATACGTCAGGAATTTACAAAAAGTGGGGACATACTGGTTTAGTTTGGGACAATAGCGGCGGTACAAAATCATTTACAATCTTAGAACAAAACTTCGATAGTAAAGCCAATTCGCCAGCTAAATTACGTGAAGATGATTACACAGGCTTAACACATTTCATTGTGCCAGACTTCGCAGACGATAGCGTTGATTTAACTGATATTAAAGAAGTACAAAAACCTCAACGTAAATCTAAAAGTTCAATCAAGTTAGAGAAAAAGCCACCGCTAAACTTAACATGGAGTAATCAACCATACTTCAAAGCGGTTGCAGATAGCGAGGGCGTTAGAATTTGTAGACCTAACCATAATAACGTAATGGTTGTTACGAGTGAAGAATACAATCCGGGCGACGTGTTCTACATTTATGAAATTCGTAATGGTTGGGCTAGAGTTTACAGTCCTAGCAATGACGGTTATGTATGGTATGAACGCTTAATCGTTAAAGATATCTACAAAACAGCAGGTGGTAAGAATTTTGCAAAAAAAGATGATAAACAAGCAGTAGCGCAACGTAATATTCTTGAAGATACAACAGGAATAAAAGTGAATAGTATTCCACCATTAAACATGAAAAAGTCATCTAAAGCTAAATTCAGAGCGCGTGTCGATTATCATGGTGCAGCGTTAGTTAAATTTAGAGGTATAGAGTGGTACGTGACAAACAATACTTATAGAGCAGGATATGATCAGTTCTATATCTTTGAAATTAAAAATGGTTGGTGTCGTGTCTATTCTAGAAATAATAACGGATGGATATGGCATGAACGTTTGAGAATTGTAGAAGTGTATTAATATGATATAATCAACTTGGGATAATATCCTATACGTTTACAAATTTCATTATGTTTTACGGAGGGACAAGTTTAGTGCTTGTCCCTCTTTTTTATGTTATAATAAGTATATGAAATGGTTGTTCTTGAAACGACTCGGTCATTACTGGTACAGACTGCATAAAGTGCCTACATCATATTAACTGAGCATTCATATGTCGTCGCTGACGAGTGACAAGCACTGTGTCCCAAAATGGGGTAGGTTATTGTGATGTATTTACCTACTAGATGATACGCTCTCTAGTAGGATTTTTTATGTTATAATCAAATAGAAATTGCGGTACACATCTGAGGAGTGTATCTGAGTATAACTGTTGCGACGGTTATCTATTAATTATGTTATAATAAATATGCAGATCATTTTAGAGTATCTTTGGCTGTTAGGCAGTTTAAGGGTATTCTTATAAAAGATACTGTATCTCTTAAAAAAAAGCTACCTAACATGTCACTGGGTAGCTTTTTATGTTATAATAAACCTATAAGGTTTCTTTAATATCAAAGTTTATGATAATTTTAGTTTTATTATTTGTGTTTTAAATGAGTATAAATCGTTCAAACCGTACCTTAACAGGTGCGGTCTTTTTTTATACATAAAAATAGTGTTACAAGCACTACATTAGTCGTTCCATTTATGTTTATGTGGTTAACTAAATCAAAAAGAAATAAAGCCATTGGTAGAGCATCGGTTGTACCAACATTCTTTGGAGTAAATGAACCAATTTTATTTGGTGCACCACTCGTATTAAATCCAGTATTTTTCATACCATTTATTTTTGCACCAATAGTAAACGTATGGATCTTTAAATTCTTTGTTGATGTACTTAAAATGAATAGTTTTAGCATCTTCTTACCATGGACGACACCAGGGCCTCTTGGTATTGTGATGGGTACAGGCTTTGCTTTTTGGTCATTTGTGTTAGCGATTGTATTAATCTTAGTTGACGTTATGATTTATTATCCATTTTTAAAAGTATATGATGAACAAATTCTTGAAGAAGAACGAGGCAATAAAGAAGTAAATAATGAATTAAAAGAAAAAGTATCAGCAAACTTTGATACGAAAAAAGCAGATGCAATTTTAGCAACTGCTGGTGCAAATGAAGCGATAACAACTGAACCAGCACCTTCCGATGAGGAAGTATCGGCTAAAGAGTCATCAAATTCAATTAACGAACAAACTAACGTTTTAGTCTTATGTGCCGGTGGCGGTACAAGTGGATTACTTGCAAATGCGTTAAACAAGGCTGCTGAAGAATATCAGGTACCTGTAAAAGCGGCAGCTGGTGGTTATGGTGCACATATGGATATTATGAAAGACTATCAATTAATTATTTTAGCGCCTCAAGTTGCTTCTAACTATGAAGATATAAAACAAGATACAGATCGATTAGGTATTAAATTAGCAAAAACTCAAGGTGTTGAATACATTAACTTAACTCGTGATGGCAAAGCAGCATTAGACTTCGTTCAACAACAATTTGAAAAATAATTAGGAGATGAAAGTATAATGAAAAAATTACCAGAAGATTTTATTTTCGGTGGTGCAACAGCAGCTTATCAAGCAGAAGGTGCGACTCAAACAGACGGAAAAGGTCGTGTAGCCTGGGACACTTATCTAGAAGAAAACTATTGGTATACAGCTGAACCTGCAAGTGACTTTTATCATAAATATCCAGTTGATTTAGAATTAAGTGAAAAATTTGGTGTTAATGGTATCCGTATATCTATCGCGTGGTCAAGAATTTTTCCAACAGGTTATGGAGAAGTTAATCAAAAAGGTGTAGAATTCTATCACAATTTATTTAAAGAGTGTCATAAACGACACGTTGAACCGTTTGTTACATTACATCATTTTGATACTCCAGAAACACTTCACAGTGATGGAGATTTCTTAAACCGTAAAACGATTGATTATTTTGTAGACTATGCAAAATTCTGCTTTGAAGAATTTACTGAAGTCAACTATTGGACTACTTTTAATGAAATTGGTCCTATTGGTGATGGCCAGTATTTAGTCGGTAAATTCCCACCAGGAATTAAATATGATTTTGCAAAAGTATTCCAATCTCATCATAATATGATGGTCGCACATGCAAAAGCAGTTAAATTATTTAAAGATAATGGATATAATGGGGAAATTGGAGTAGTTCATGCATTACCAACTAAGTATCCATATGATCCTTCAAATCCGAAAGATGTAAGAGCAGCAGAACTTGAAGATATTATTCATAATAAATTTATCTTAGATGCAACATATTTAGGAAAATATTCTCGTGAAACTATGGAAGGTGTACAACATATTCTTTCTGTCAATGGCGGTAAATTAGATATTACCGATGAAGATTATGCTACATTAGATGCTGCAAAAGATTTAAATGACTTCTTAGGTATCAATTACTATATGAGTGATTGGATGAGAGGATATGAAGGAGAATCAGAAATTACACACAATGCTACTGGAGATAAAGGTGGCTCTAAGTATCAACTTAAAGGTGTAGGACAACGTGAATTTGACATAGATGTTCCTCGTACTGATTGGGATTGGATGATTTATCCACAAGGTCTTTATGATCAAATTATGCGTGTTATAAAAGATTATCCTAACTATCACAAAATTTATGTTACTGAAAACGGACTTGGTTATAAAGATGAATTCGACGAAGAACGTAAGACAGTTGATGATGATGCACGTATCGACTATGTTAAAAAACATCTTGAAGTCATTGCTGATGCGATACGTGATGGTGCCAATGTAAAAGGTTATTTCTTATGGTCACTTATGGATGTGTTCTCATGGTCTAATGGTTATGAAAAACGTTATGGTCTATTCTACGTTGATTTTGACACACAAGAACGTTATCCGAAAAAAAGTGCATATTGGTATAAAGCATTAGCTGAATCTAAAGAAATTAAGTAATTTTATAAATTTGACAGGACAGAAATTTTCATTTCTGTCCTGTTTCTTATTTTATTGAGATACTAGTATTAAAAAATAAGGAGTATAATTTTCTCGTATATTCTATGGAGTATTTATCTTTCACGTATTTTAAGAAAAATGATGATAATCATCTGCTATTTCCGACACTAAAAAAGAAGTCAATATTGCTAGAACATATAATGGCATTCTTAATTTAAATGAAAAGGTGAATGAAATTCAAGTTGATCAAAATGGCAAACCAAACAAAATGAGTGAAGATGATAAAAAGTGACTTGGATTAAAAACTATTTATAAAGGTAAACAAATAGAAGATTTAAACATTTATGAAGATAATTAAAATGGTATGCATTTTGACGTTAAAGTATCTAATAGCTCGTCTCGGCCATTAAAATCTTTGTTAGAAGCAAGTCCAAAAACGTATAAAAATTCTTAATATATAGAATCAACGACTCAACATAGCCAACTTCATGAAAATAAAGATGTTGCAAATAAAAACATTAAAGTTTATGAAACAAATAAAAATTAGGAGCGTTCATAATACTGACTCTCCTAATTATCTAGACAAGCATGAGCTATAAGTTCAATTAATTTAGTACGATGAGTATGTCCGTATACATTAGGAAGAATCATGATTTCATCGACTTCTAATTCGTTTTGTAATTGTATTAACTGCTGAGCTACTTCATGTGGTAAGCCACTAATCATTCGACGTTTATTTTTTTCTATTTTTTCTCGATCTCTTTCAGAATAATGACGTTGCTGTGCTGTTTCAATAGAAGGATATACTTTAGGTTGTTTAAGATAATTAATACGTATTAACCACAAATTTAATGTATCTACTAATTGCTTAATCGTTAATTCATTTTCTGCCGTAACGACAAAAGTAGCTAAAATAATATAGGGTGAATGCGAATGACCATGATACTCTGTAAAACGCGATTTATAATGTTGAATGACATGTGTTAAATTTGCGTGCGATTGACCCATATGAGCAATCACAAAAGGTAAGCCTTTTTTTGCGGCAAGCTCAGCACTTTGTTCACTCATTCCTAAAATAAACATCTCAGGTGAATGCTCTGTGTATGGAGTGGCTTCTAAAGTTTTGAAACGATGTGAATGAATA